CGGCCTCCAGCGCGTCTTCCAGCGCCTCTTCTGCTTCCACAAGTGCAGACGAGGCTGCTGCATCTGCCGCCAGCATTAACCCTGACAACATCGACATCAACGGCGGCACGGTTGACGGCACTGTGATCGGCGGCAGCGTACCTGCGGCTGGCAGCTTTACGACTGGCTCGTTTACAGGCGATGTAGCTCACGGCGATGGCGTAAAGGCGACTTTTGGTGCTTCTAGTGACCTCCGAATTTACCATAACGGTTCCAATAGTTATATTGATGATACAGGTGTTGGCTCATTATTTATTAGAAGTAATGAATTAAGGATAAACAAGTACACTGGCGAATTTATGCTTCGTGCTGCTGCTGATGGCCCTGTGGAACTATACTATGACAATAGTAAAAAGCTGGAAACCACCTCCAGCGGAATTAACGTATCGGGTACTGCGGTTGCTGATGGGCTGACTGTGGATGGTGATATCCGCATTAACACGACATCTGGAAAGCTAACGTATGTAAATGACACAGCAGGTTGGACTGTGGACATGGAAGATGGGACGAGTGACCTTTACATTCGCTCAGGGGTCGCATCTCCAACTGACAGACTAAAAATAGACGGCTCTGGCGACCTGTCACTGTACGATTCGACAGGCACGACACCAAAGTTCTTCTGGGATGCGAGTAACGAAAGTTTGGGCATTGGCATGTCCTCTCCTTCTATTACGTTTGCAGTTGACTCAACAAAGCCTTTCCGCATATCGGCCTCTGTCCCCAATATAACCTTTGTTGAAACTGACGCATCCAATCAAAATTGGTCCACTGGCTCGTATGGCGGAACTTTTGCTGTTCGTGATATTACTGGAAGCGGCTATCCATTACAGATTGAGGCTGGAACAGCAAATAATACTCTGTACTTAGATAGCAACAATCGGGTAGGCATTGGAACTTCAAGTCCAAATTCCTTACTATATCTTTATGGCGCTCCAGAGGCGACTTCTGGCGCTGTAGCTACAATAAGAGACTCAAGCGCCACAAGCTCAAACACAAGTTTTGGGTCTTTAGTATTTAGCTCAAGCCCCGGCACCGATTACGCTATAGGTAAATCAAACGTAAATGCTGCTTCAACTTTAAGTTTTAGGAACGCTAATACGGGTTCTTCCTATGTAGATATTGACTCCGCTGGCAACCTAGAGATGACAGGCGGTGGCTCAGTAGGTTGGGCTAACTTTACCTTTAAAGAGGAAAGCGGCTACCTCTACGTTTACAACGGCCCCACTAAAATCATGCGAGTAGACGCATCAGGCAACGCAGCTTTCGCAGGTGATGTGGAAGCCAATGCAACACTGTAATTCAATTAGCTAATAGGAGTATCCGAAGATGGCTATTAAAGTAAGCGGCACCGAGGTTATCAGCGATGACAAGCGCATCCTGAATAACGAAGACCTGCCCGACATTCGCCCTAGCCTGCTGCTAGACTTTGCCAACAGCAAGACGCTGGACCCACGCATTACGTTCACCCGTGGCAGCACTGCGACTTACTGGGATGGCAAGACCACTGCTAAGGCTGAAGAGAACCTGTTTACGTATTCGCAGGAAATAAATCAGTGGAATAGAACAGCAAACGTCACAGTGACAGCTAATTCAATCACAGCCCCAGATGGGACAACAACAGCTGACACTATTGCAGGAAATACTGCAACATCTGGAACACGTTGGGTTAATATGGGTTCGTCACATACAGGAAATGCAACTTATAGCTTCTATGCAAAAGCTGGCACCAATGATTACGTTCAGGCTTATTTTAACACGGGTGGTGTCTTTGCAAACTTTGATCTTTCTACAGGAGTTACAGGTTCTAGCAGTGGTGTGACTTCCAGTATCGTTGATGTTGGCGATGGTTGGTACAGATGTATTATTTCCAACCTATCAGACACATATTATGCGATGTCTATACAACTGATTTCTAGCTCAACCGCAGGCCGTGCAGCTGCGTCTACTTTACAAACTAACCTTTACCTTTGGGGCGCACAGAAAGAAATCCGTGACTCAGCCACAGCCTACACAGCGACAACCACTAGCCCCATCGTGAAGTATCAGCCAGTGCTGCAAACGGCGGCATCAGGTGAGGCACGGTTTGACCACGATCCCGTGACAGGTGAAAGCAAGGGGCTGCTGATTGAGGAAGCTAGGACGAACAGGCTTACATACAGCGAAGCGTTTGACAATGCAGTTTGGGTAAAGGGCAATGTATCCGTGTTAGCTAATACGGCTATTTCTCCTGATGGGACACTTACAGCAGACAAAATATTTAAAAATAACACAACTTCACAAGCCAGTATTCAGCGTTTCAGTTTTAGTAACAGCCCTGTTGGAGCTACGACTTATTCATTTTATGCCAAGGCTGCGGAGTATGATACTGTCGGCTTTACCCTTTATAATCCAACAGATGGTCATGTAGCTAATGGTTCTGCTAATCTTACTAATGGGACAGTTAACACCACTGACGGAACTATCGGCATAGAAAATGCTGGGAATGGCTGGTGGCGAATTAGCGGTAGCGGGACAAATACTGCTACAACTGGTAATGGGTTGTACATCTACCCAAAAGACAGCACAAGCTACCAAGGCAACAGCTACTCAGGCATTTATATCTGGGGCGCACAAGTCGAAGAAGGCTCCTTCCCCACCAGCTATATCCCCACAAGCGGCAGCACGGTGACTAGGGCGGTGGAGTATGCAAGCATTACTGGTGACAATTTTAGCAGCTTTTTTAGCAATCAAGTAGGAACTATCTATTGCGAATATGGGCAGATACATGAAGGTGACCCAACGATAGGCGAAAGGCTTGTTACGGTGTACCCAGATAATGGTACAGTTAAATACAACCTTGAGGCATTTAGGGCAGAGGTTCGGTATGAAGCGGCGTGGGATGGCGTGAACTTTAACAATGAAACTCGTAGCGGCGGCAAGGTTGCAGTGGCATTTGATGACACTGGCTTTAGTGCTGCAAGTCTTGGAGTATCTCAGGGAAGCGTTACACGCCAGCCATACTCTCAACAATCAACTAAAATGTATATTGGGTCAGCAATACTATACGGTCACACTAACGCCTGTATTCCCAAAATAGCCATCTACCCCAAGCGTCTACCCAACGCCACCCTGCAAGCAATGACGGAGGAATAAGACATGGCAACGTATTACCTCAAAGCCACTGACGAACAAGCCCTCTGGACTGCACTGGAAGCTGCATCGCTGGCGCACAAAGAGTATGACCGTGAAGACCCGCTGAACAGCCGTCCTGATGACTTAGAGCCAGACGCTGAGTGGGCTGGACCTACAGGCGCATACGAGTGGATCGCAGACACGCCCATGCTCGACACCATCGGCACCATGTATCGTGCGACAGGCACTATGCTGACCGACGGTGAGGGCATGGAGTATCCTGAAATGGAAGCTGTTGATGGCTACCACGCAAACCTTCGTGAAGAACTAACGGCTGAACAAGAGGCTGCACTGCCTACTGTGGATGCACCAGCTACGCCTTACCGCAAATGGGCAGGAGATGAATAATGGCTAAACTTATTGGAACAAATCCTGAGCAGGTGCCTACAAATGCTTCCCTTGGGGATATGGCTTACAAGGACGGTGAGAACCTACAAGCTGGGCCGCTGACGATTACTGATGGTAAGGTTGGTGTGAATAACACAGACCCCACAAGCCCTCTTCATGTTGAGGGGACAATTCAAGCACGTCTGGGCGCATCAGGCGTACAGGTTTATGGTACAGGTGGCTCTGGTGAGGTAGCCTCTGTGGGTAGTTTACCTCTTGTGTTTAATGTGAACGCATCGCCCAAGATGACAATTTTAAGCAGCGGCAACGTAGGTATTGGCACACAAAGCCCAACGCAAAAGTTAGATGTAAATGGTGTAGTAAATGTTGGAGATGGGAACGAGCGTCTTAACATTTCTTTCGATGGAAGTGCCAGAATTAACAACAAAGACAATAGTCCATTAGTATTCAGCACCACAAATACGCAAAGAATGTCTATTGAGGCGAATGGAGAGGTCAAAATAGCTACCGGCCTCCTAGAGCTAAACGGCAACGACATCGGCGGCACTCAGGTCACGATTGCGGAGGACGCTGTGGCAAGCATCACGCCGCCGCGGACGGGTGGTTTTATGTTTATTACCTGTAGAGGGGAGACTACTTACCCTCAGGCGATTGACTCAGGAGTATTCTATTATGATGTTGGGGCAAGTCTGCAACTTAACCGCACAGCATTTGCTGGTGTTGGTGGTAATATGGATGTTGTAACTACAGACCTAACAGGAACAACTGGCGTAGATGGTAGAACAACAATCTCTGCGCAAAGTGGCGTCATAAAGATTGAGAACCGCTTAGACGGCGCTTCAAACTTCCAGATCACATTCCTCTAGGAGAACCCCATGACATACGAAGCAGAAAGCAACGGCGGCAACTTCTGGTTGGTCAAGGAGATCGACGCAGAGGGCAACGTCACAAAGACCCACAACGTGTTCTGTGCGCAAGCAGCCAACACGGCAGAGGATGCCATTGCATTGCTCACGGCTGAACCAGCGGGTGATCCTGAGTAGTTTATAATCGGATAAATGTGTGCTAATGTGCTGATAGAGTTAAAAGGAGCCTAGAATGGCTATCACGATTACAAAACCAACAATCGGCGGGTCGGAGGACAGTTGGGGTCTGACGATAAACAACGCGCTTGATGATGTTGTTGCCGCGCTAAATGGCACGGCTGGAACGGTTGCCCCAGACCACACTGTTCTGACGATCAATGGAACAAACGTCACCAGCACGGCGGCTGAGTTGAATATACTTGACGGCGTTACGGCGACAGCCGCTGAGTTGAATGTGCTGGATGGCGTTACGGCGACAACGGCTGAAATCAATTATTTGGACGGTGTTACTTCATCGATCCAAACGCAGATCAATAGTATTATTGCTGGTGAGAGCGGTGGAACCGTTACAAGTGTAGGATTGACCGCCCCCACGGGGTTTGCTGTTTCTGGATCGCCAATCACAACAAGCGGAACACTGGGTCTATCATTCGCGTCTGGTTACTCTTTGCTTACGTCCGCTCAGGCGACATCTATTTCGAATATACCCACGGCGACAAGTCAGCTGACCAACAACAGCGGCTTCATTACGTCTTCGAGTGTACCCACGGCGACAAGTCAGCTGACTAACGACAGTGGCTTCATTACGTCCCTGCCCACAAGTCTTGGGGCAGTTGGCACTTATGCTCTGCTGGTAAGGTCCACTGGCGGCAGTACCATTACGGAAGGCACAACTTACGCAGGAAGTGGGCTTAGATACACCGGATTGAGAGTAGGTGAAGGTGCATTTTACGAAGCCTTCTGTGCTGGCAATTTTGGCGGGACTCCTAGTGGCACTTGGAGAGCCATGGGTACGTCAAATAACAACAGTGGCATCAACCCAGCAAACATTTTCCTGAGGATTTCCTGATGGCTATTACAATCACAGAAGTGCGCAATGCAAAGTCACTACAGTCTGACAACCTCCGTATGGACGTTGAGATCAACCATCCTTACTACGGGTGGATACCTTACACTGTTGACCCCTCCGACACTGATACCACAGTTGACAACGCGGCTATCCTAGCTCTCGTTGGTGGTAACTTTAGTGCATACGTTGCTCCAACCCAAGCCGAGCTTGATGCTGCTTTAGCTGCCCAAGTCAGGGCGCAGAGAGACAGTCTTTTGGTGGTGGTGGATGTAGTCGTCAGCAACCCACTGCGTTGGGCAGACCTATCCCCAGACAAGCAGACTGAGTGGACTGTGTATCGCCAAGCACTGCTTGATGTACCTCAGCAAGTAGGTTTCCCAAACACCATCAACTGGCCTACTCAGCCAGAGTAAAGGGGTTCCATGCCACTTCTACCTCTCAAAATACCCGCAGGCTTCTACAAAACAGGCACGGACTTAGACGCTTCTGGTCGGTGGGAGGATGGGTCACTTGTGCGCTGGCGCGATGGTTCCCTTCGCCCGGTTGGCGGCTGGCGTGTTAATGAGAATATTGCCAGCATTACGCAAAATGCGCCAAGAGCCATGCACACTTGGGAAAGCAATAACGGCACACGCTATGTTGCTGCGGCGTCATACAATGAGCTGTTTGCGGTAGTTTCTGGCGGCACAACTTACGACATAACGCCACCGGACCTTACTCCCGGCTCAGAGAGTGCTGCGGTTAACATTGGCTATGGCTACGGGTTTTATGGCGCTGGCCCATACGGAACGCCGCGCCCGGATACCGGAAATTTAGTTGAGGCAACCACATGGTCCTTGGATAACTTTGGGGAATATTTGGTTGCTTGCTCAACATCTGATGGGCGATTACTTGAATGGCAACTTGGTTCTGGATCAGATGCGGCGGCAATTTCTAATGCCCCAACAAATAACTCTGGATTGATCGTTACGGAAGAGCGTTTTATCTTAGCCTTGGGCGCTGGCGGCAATCCTCGCAAAGTCCAATGGTGTGATCGGGAAAACAACACAAGCTGGACCCCGGCAACCACAAACGAGGCTGGTGACATTGAGCTTCAAACATCTGGGCAGATACAGACCGCAGTCCGTACTAGGGGTCAAACTCTGATTATTACTGACATCGACGCTCATGCGGCTCGGTACATCGGCCCCCCGTACGTTTTCGGGTTTGAGCGTATTAGCACAAGCTGCGGGATTATATCACGCAAGGCGGCGGCTGACGTTGACATGGGCGTGTTTTGGATGGGCAGCGGTGGGTTCTTCCGCTTTGACGGCAACGTAGTTTCCGAAATACCGTGCGCGGTTCACGATTATGTTTTTGGCGATATAAACACATCACAAAAGAGCAAGACTTGGGCTTTCACCAACGGCCAATATGGCGAAATCTGGTGGTTCTATCCATCATCAAATAGCAATGAGGTGGACCGATACGTTGCGTTTGATTACAAAGAAAACCACTGGATGATTGGCAATCTCTCACGCACGTCTGGCGCATCGCGTGGCGTGTTTGAATACCCCATGTTGCTCGACGCTGACGGCGCAATGTATGACCATGAAGTCGGCCTTTCCTACGAAACCTCCGGGTCTCAGCAATCTGTTTTTGCCCAGAGCGGCCCAATTAGCATTGGCGCTGGTGACAACATCATGCAGGTTACGAATTTGATTCCCGATGAGAAAACGCAGGGCGATGTGAATGTAACCTTTAAGAGCAGATTTTACCCCAACGATACCGAATATTCGCACGGGCCTTTCACCCCGACAAGCCCGACATCGGTTCGCTTTTCTGGTAGGCAGATTAGGATGCGCGTTGAGGGTGACGCACCATACGCAAGCTGGCGTGTTGGGACCATGCGAATAGATGCAAAGCCGGGTGGGCGTAGGTAATGGTCGCACCAGTATTACCACCAATCGGTGACAACATTAAGGCTTGGGGAAACAACCTCACAGCATATTTGCGCCGACAATTGCCGCGGCTTTACTTTAGAACCACAGATGACAACCCATCCGAGAATGGCATCATTCTTTGGGATGACGTTAACGGATACCCGGTCGTCTCAAAGAACGGTGAGTTTCGTCAAATCGTGCTTGAAGATGGCCAGTATGCTGGCGGCATCACAGCGGATCAGACTGCGGCGTCTACAAACACCGCCTACGCTTTAACGTACACATCAAGCGTTGCCAGTGGCATTACCAACGGCACACCAGCCTCACGCTTGGTGTTTGATGAAGCTGGGCAGTACATGGTCAGCTTTTCAGCGCAAATTTCGTCCACGTCCAGCTCAACTGTAAACTTCTGGTTCTGGCC